CGATATAGATTTTCGCCTTCGACAGGTCATCGAGCGAGGTCGCGTCCGTGACGAGATTATTTTGCGGATCGAAGATGCCATAGGAGGGCGCGCCTCCCGTCGATGGCAGGCCTTTCCAGGTGTAACCATCGGAGAGCGTGCCGCTCGCGGCGGACGGTATGTCGGCCGACATGCCTTGCGACGCGTAATATTCCGCCAGCATGGCGTTGTAGGCATCCGATTGCGGATTCGATGTCGGGGTGCCCGGGATGGAGGAAAGGTCGAGTTGCCTGGCGCCTGTGGGAGTGCCGCTGAACTGCTGGGTGATCTCCTTGACGCCTTGCTTGAGGCGTGCCTGCGTCTGGACGTTGGCCTGGGCGGCTTCGGCAGCTTGCTGCTGCTGCATCGCCACCATTTGGTTGTTCGTGGCAACGGCGCCGCCACCTTTTCCGCCCATTACATAAGGCCTTTCCTCAGGATATAGCCAAATTCCTCCATGCCTTCCTTGACCAGCATGTTCCGCATTGTCGTGGCGGCTTCCTTCATGCCTGAAGCCACGGGCGCGTGAAAAGCACAGGCACCCTCGTCCTTGGCGACCCAGAGCGCGGTCTTCATCAGGAAGCGCCCGATGGCGGACTTCCGGTATCCGGGCTCGACGTAGAACTCAAAGAGCACGCCGACCGGCTTGACCGAGAAGGAATGATCAAGCTCCCAGGCGATGAAGCCGACTATTTTCCCATCGACTATGGCCAGCACATGCGGCCGGATGTGATGCTTGATGCGTAATTCGATGGTGGTCGTGGCGCGCTCGTCGTCCCACTGGATGTAATCCTTGTAGACGGCTTCAGCGTAGAACCGGCGATACAGCGCCATGAGCGGCTTCAGGTCGTCGGGGAGCATAGCGTAGCGGAAGCTCGCCTTGCCGATTGTCCTTGAAGTGATGCGTGTGAGGGGTTGATGCTGCATGTGAAGCCGTCCACGCGTAAAGGACGAAGTTCTCGCGTCGGACGCCGAATTCCGACAGAACGGCTTCTGCGAACCACCCGAGAGAGGTTAGCCAGAGGCGGGTGTCCTCGCGTTTTTCGAGAGCGCGGCACTCCGCACGGTGGAAACCATTCTGGAGCAGCGTCGGGATCATAGTCCTCCTGATGTGGCGTGTCACGCTGCGCACCGTGCGGGGCCAGGCGGGGGTGCCGAAGGCCCAGCAGCCTGCGGTGCCTGCGTTGATGCGGTAGGCGCCCCAGGTGGCGACAGGCTCCAGCGTGTCCTCGCGCCAGGCGATCCAGCCGAAGCCATTGCCTGCGACCAGCGTTATTTCTTGCGCGAACCCTGACCAGTTCAGGTCCGGTCCACGCGCGGCGAGGATTTCCTCCCGGTCGTCAAGGCGCAGGTTTGTCACGATGTGGCGCATCGGCTGATACGCCGTTTCCGTGATCCTGGTCATGGGGAGCCTCCTGCTTGATCATGTCCGCGAGCAGGGATTGCACGATGCCGACGCCTTCGTGGAGCTTATCCACCTCGTGGCTGGAGCGGCGCCAGTCCTCTTCCTCGAAGAAATCCCAGAGGCGGCGCAGGCTCCGGTCGAGCCGGTCGATCTGGCCCCGGATCACGGCGAGGCATTCGGTGCGCGTCTTGTCGTCTTGCATGGCGAGTCCTTTCCAGATGCGCTCGATGTCCTCCCATTTCATGCGCTTAGTCCGTGTCTGAAGGCGAGTAATGCACGAAGAGCTTGGAGAAGGTCGCAGGCCCTGACGTGTTGCATGTCAATTGCAACTGGACATGGGTCGAGCGTGACTGCACCGGGATGCGACCTAAGAGCATGGTCGGGCCGGTCAACTGGCACCATTGGTCCCAAGGTTGTCCGGCCTGACCATCGAGCGCGGGGTCCAGTGACGCCTGCACGTTCCAGGTGTTCGTGCAGATGGCGTCGAACCCCTCATACCATTTGAAGGTGGTCGGCTTGTCGAAGGAGAGCCACGGCAAGAGGACCGTTACGGGCGAGGCGTCATATTGGAGCGGCCCCGTGTTGCCGAAGCGATAAAGGTGATTGTTGGCGTCACGCAATATGATGTAGGGGTCCGCGAAGACCGCATCCGCGATCTGGAAGGCCGTGCCGTTCTGGTCGGTGGCCAGGTAGACGCTCCAGGCCGAGATGTTCGGGGACGCGAAGTTCGACAGGATGTAAATCCGGTCGGGAAACACCATCCAGATGCGCCCAGAGCGAGGCGAAAGCACCGCGATGCAGGTGGACATCCAGCCTTGGCCGGGGTTGCCCAGGAGCTGCTGGATCAGGGGATCGAGCGGCGAACCCACATCAGCCACAGCCGCCGTGAGGGAGAGATCGCGGGCACGCAGGGAACGGATGCCGTGGGTTCCGAGGAAGTAAACGTCGTTGGCGACGTATTGCTTGACGGATCGGGCCGCGACCGTGCCTGCGTCACGCAGTGTCTGGTAGTATTGGTTGAGAGAAGGGTCGGGATCAAGAAACCAAAGCTGGCATGACAGCTCGGAAAAGATAGCCATCTTGTCATAATAGACCTCCATCGACACCAGGTTGTCGCTGTCGGCGTCATTGGCGCCAAGGTTGCGAAACCCGGAGCCGTTGTGCGCGACATTTCCCGAAGCATCGGGAGGCGGGTCCACCCAGGTCGTCGGATCGCCGACCGCCGAAAAATAGAGCGTGCGCCCGATCAGCCCATACATCTTCTCCTTGTAAGTGCGGATGTAGACACCCCGCGCCCCGCTGCCCGGGGAAGACGAAGGTCCGGTGATGAACGCCCCGTTATAGTAATGATAGATGCCCCAGTTGCTCGATGCGTCGTAGCCCCAGAAAATCGCATAGATCATGCCGTTATAGACATCGAAGGTGCCTTGCGAATATAAGGTGATGCCACTTGGAGGCGCGATCCCGACCACCCCGATATTGCTGTCGCTGGGAGCGACATTCGAGCCTCCCGGCAGGTGCGTGTAGGGCTGGCCGTTTGCCGCCGAGAGGCCGATCGATCCCGCAGGCGCGTCGCACCAGTATTGGAAGACGGAGCGCTTCTCGATCTCGCCGCCTGGCGTGATATGCGCGTTTTGAAGCAGGCGCATGGTGCCTGCGGGCGCGGTCAAGGAAGACTTGCGCAGGTCCATGCCCGCCTTGAAGTCAGAAATTTCGTAATATAGTGTAGGTCCGCCTTTACCCCCGCCGCCTTTTGCCATGTATAAATCCTCCTAGTTCAAATGGTTCCAGGAGCGGCGCGTAATAATCTTTGAAATAGTTCCAGGTGTTACATTAAACTTCTTGGCCAATTCTTCCTGGTAGCGATCATGGCGTGGATATGCTCGAATGAAAGCTATGACTTTACGCATCAAGGACCACCCATCATCGGAATATAGTCCAGCCACGGCGTTAGTCTTCTCAGGTCGTCGTATTGCATGTCGCCGCCGTCACGCGACAGCGAGCGCATCTGGCGTTGCTGGGCGCCCAGGCGCGCGACCATCATGCGCTTATAGGCCTGCGCCTTCTGGAGCTTCATCGTCGCCGCCTCGTTCTTCTGCTGGGCCAGGATTTCGGCAGCGGCCATGAGCACGATGAGGGTCGCGTCGAGCACACACGTGTCCGTGTCCGCGATCAGCTGGTTCAGAGGCGCGTTGCCTTCGATGCGCAGCGAATACGGGTAGCTCGGCGGCGGGATCGGCCATACCTCGAACTGGGCTGCGGCATTCGTGCCGGTCGTCGCATCCCAGGTCGCGCGGTTCTGCCAGCGCCGGGGCGGCCAAGCCTGGACCGTCTCGCCGCCCATCGTGGCGTAGACTGGAGGCTCGATGCCATAGGCAAGCTCCACCCAGTTCACGCCTTGCGGCCACCAGATGCGAAGGATGGCGTCGAAGGACAGCTCCGGGGGGTAGGTGTAAAAGCGCTGACCCGCGACCATCGGCATGTCATGCCAAAGCTTCAGGTGCGGCCATTCGATGTCGTTCCACTGCTCGCGCTGCACACGGGCCAACTGATAATTGTAGAAGCTCGTGAGGTTGGTGGTCTGCGCCGGGGTCGGTGACTGGAACGTCTCGGCGAGAAGCTCAGTGCGAAGCTGGCTGAGAGGCACCCCCAGCCGCATTTGGCGAAAGGCCATGACTGAACTCCTTAGACTGCTTCTTCGATGTCCTCTGGCTTGAACATCTTGACGCGCGGAGGCGAGGGCCTGTCAGGCGGCCGCTTCTTGGTGCCTGTGCCGGTCGGGTCCACGGGCCAGCCTGGCGCGAAGAACTCCATGTTGAAGCTTCTTCCGGCATAGACCGCGTCCACCGCCTCGAAACCATAGATGGAAGCCAGGCGCTGCTTCTCGTTGAGGTTGGAGGCGCGCGCCATCAGGCCGATGGGCTTGATGTCGTAGATCGCGTCATCGCCGTGCAGTAACTGGAGCACGGCGATCTCGGTCCAGGTGACGGGATTATGCGCTTCCCGGACCACGACCGTGCCTGGATCGCCGCCCACCACGATCTTGCAGGCACAGAGGTGCTGCGCGTTCTTCTCGTTAAGCTCGGGCTCGGAGAATTCTGGGTTCTTCTCGCTAAACTCGGGCTCGGGGGATTTAGGGTTCTTCATATCGTCACTCCTTCAGCCCCCAATCCCGTTATATCCCCGTTATATCAGGCGATGTCGAACACCAACGATGAGTTCAACTGCGTCGCGCAGACCTGGCCCGTCGATGTGATACTTCTGTAGAGCACGAACTGGTTCGCGGGACGCGCCGGGGTATGGTCGTGCCTCCATTCGTCCTCCATTGCCATCAGGAAGATGCACTTCGGGTCGAACCAATAGAGGCGTTTCGGGAATCCGAGGTCATCGAGGGTCGGATCGTATTCGACCTTGGTGCCTCCAGGCAGGATGGTGTCGCCCACCGACACGTCCTGCGACTTGTCGAAGCCCGTGATCGAATAGTAGCCGTTGGCGCGGCGCTCGGTCTGGATGGCGTCGATGAAGGAAGAGCCCGCCAGCGCCTTGGTCGGCTTCCCGCCATAGCGGATCAGTTGGTAGTATTCATGCTGCAAGGTCTGGAGGATCGCGCCGCCATTCGCGACATTCATGGCGACAGGCGCGCCGCCAAGCCCTGCGGCAAAGGTCGGGTCGGCGGCGGCATAGGCGGCCGTATAGGCCCGATTGCGCCACCAGGAGTAAGTAGCATTCGAACGGTCTAAGCCGCCGCACAGACCGGCCATAGGGTTTGCGACGACAATCGATGCCATCCCGGCGAGCGCCTTGGCGTCTGCGGTTCCGTCCTGCCACATCAGCTTGTTCATGGTGCGTGCATATTGCTCGCCCAGCGAGAACAGCTTCTGCTCCAGGAGGTTCACCAGCACGGTCAGCTCGCGGCGGGTGTGCTCGGCGGTGCGCTCGCCGTTGGTGTCCACCACCGAAATCCCGTCGATCTTGAGTTCCGTGTGGGTCAGCGTCAAGCCGATGTGATGCTCACGCCAGGGGAAGTTCGCCCGCTGGATGTTGGCGGGCGTGAAGAAGTTGACCATGTCGTTATGGGTGTAGCCCTTGACGACATCATTGCCGGAACCGTCGCCATAGACGCCGACGACCGCCAGCGAGATGTTGCCTTTTCCACCCGGGAAGGTCTTCTTCGAACCCTCGAAATGGTTCAAGAGCGGCTTGTTCTGGATGGTCTGGTCGAAGACCGATCCCTTCTTGAAGTAGAAGTCGAGCGATGCGTTCGCAATCGACGCAATTTCACCTGCTGTGAAAGCCATTGCCTAACCCCGTCCGGTCAGGCGCGTCGTGCTCTCTCCAGGCCCAGCAATGCCGCGTCCATCATTGACTTCGGCTCGGGGCGAACACCGACAGCGCCGCGCTGCGATGCGCTCGGAGTTCGCTGGGTGGCTTTCGGGGTCGGCGTGAACGAGCGGGCTGTCTCGCTGGCGCGGCGGTAAGCCTCGTTGGCGATCCAGACGGCTTGCTCGGGTGTCTGCGGCGCGCCGGTTTCCTGAACCACGGACCAGAGAAGGCTCCGAACGAGCGGTTCCTTGCGCGCGTAATCGGGGTCATGCGCCTTCACCTGGGCTTCCCACTGGTCAACGGTGCCTTGCACCGCCGACTGGAGATAGACCTGCTCGCCTTGCTGCTGATGCGTGGTCAGTTGCTGGGTCGAGCGGATCGCTTCCTGCTCCGCAAGCGCCCGCGCGTATCTGTCGCGGGATGCCTGCGCTGCCATCTCCTGGGACATCCGCCCTTGCTGGACGGCAGTCTGGAGATCGGACGGCAGTGTGATGCCGAGGGCGTGGGTCGCAAGCTGAACATAAGGGGCGACACCTGTGAGAAACGCATTGAAGTCACCACGTCGCATGGCCGCAGCGAGGTCGAGCGTAAGCTGGAAATCCTCTTTCGCGATGTCGTTGCGAACCAGGAAGTTCCGCAGCGTGTGCGTGACTTCGGCGTCGGTGCGGGCGACGTTGCGCTCGCTGATCAGTTTCTCGATGCGCTCCCGGGTGCCTTTCTTGTAAGCCGCGAGTTCCTTCTCGTCGGGGTCTTTGGAAAGGTCCGGTCCCTCTGAGGGTTTCTCACCCTCCTTATCCGATTGCTCGCGCTCCGGGGAAGGCGATTTCCCGGTGAGAACGTCTGGCTCTTCCGTCTCCTTGAGGTCTTTGCCGACCGCCTTGAGAACGGCTTCGAGCAGCGTCTCCTTGTCGTCTTCGCCTGCGGCTTTTGACGAGGAAGCCTTATCGTCTTGTTCTCGGGAGAGTTCAGCATCGCGTTCGGCCTGGCTGGGTTCGATCTCAACCCCAGCTTCAGGATCGATGTCGTCAGGTCTGATCTCGATGCTTCCGGCGCTCGACGAGCCCGCCATTTACGTCGATCTCCTTCGAACGGTGCCTACAACTAGCGCAGGCACGGGCGGATGCGCAAGTTAACGCGCCATCATTCCTCCCGGCGCGGGCGGAACGGGACCGGGGGTCGGGTTCGGTGGCGGGGGTCGTCCGGTCTGGTCGGGTGGCCGTTGGGCTCCGGGCGGGGCTCCCTGGGGAGCGTTGGCGGCGCCTGCCGGTCCCTGCGCCGCGCCTGCGCCCGGGAAATCCATCGCACCGCCTGGTCCTTGCGGCCCTTGAGCCAGTTTCGCAGCCATTCCATTGAGCGCCACAATCGAGGGGAGAGCACTCTGGAAAGCTTGAGTCAGGTCAAGACGATCATCAAGCCTGCGGATCAACTCCTTGGCCAGGAACTCGGGATTAATCCCCGGTAGCTGCATGAGCATGGGGAAGATGCGCTCGGCGTTGGCGATTTCCTGCGCCTGGTTGGGACGCCCCGTCGAACCGGCCTCGATTTCGAGCCAGAGTTCGTCCGCGATCTGCTGACGGCTCATCTCGGGCCAGACCGAACCCTCTCCCACGATCCGCTTTACGGTGTCGATGGTGACTTCCTGAAGAAGGATTTGCGACCCCGTGCGGGCGATCTGGGTGAGAAGGTCATCGATGTCATCGATGTTGGAGCCCATCGCGGTCGCACGCGAAGCTTCAGCGATGTTCGACTGCGTCGCGGTCGGCGAGCCGCCCGTAGGCCCCATATTGGCTTCCTGCACGCCCGTGACACGCAGCATGTCGGTGTAGAGTTGCTCGGTATCATAGAGGTTCGGATCGATAGGCGGCCCTTTGAACGGCTGGAGCAGGTCGTCCACCTTCTGTCCCGGCTGAAGCCCGTTAAGCTCGATGATGGCGTTGTCTGGATGGTTGGAAAGCTTGTCGAGGTCTTCAGCGTCCACCATGCCCGACGCGACCACCGTCTTCGGCCTTGCCGCGCGGCGATGCTCCCGCATGCCCTGGCGGGCGCGGTTATACTCTTGCTGCATGTCCTTGATGAGCTTCACGTCTGATGGCGGGTAGACCATCAGCTCGTGATCCACGTCGTTGAGGGTCAGCGGGAACCAGGGCCAGAAGCGGTCGGTATAGACATCGGGGCTCGCGGGCTCGCGCAAGAAATCCGGGTAGCCGTCGCAGACGGCGTAAACCAGCCCGTCCTTCTTGTTGTAGATTTCCCAGACACAGGCATTGCGGCTGTCGCCGCTGTCCGAGATGTCGTCCTTGTTGATCTTGCTTTCGAGGACCGTGAACCCGTGGCGAGTGACCACGGTCGCATTGTCGCTGTCGAAGTTCTTATAGGCGGTGAAGTTCGTGCCTACGTCCTTCTCGTAAATCTCCTTCACCTCGTTCGGCGACAGGATGTATTGCTGCGCCACCCAGTCGGCCCCGAGGAACTCCTTTATCGCGATCACCTTGGGGTCCATGATGATGTCGGTCGAAAGGGGATAGTCCAGCGCCAGCCCCTCGCGCACCACATATTCGACTTCGGTGCGCAAATCCTGGAGCATCAGGCGCATCTGCTCGGCCTCGGCGCCGTCCGGGTCCACCTCGTCGTCATGGATGTCTGCGGACAGGCGTTCCAATGTCGCCAGGCGGTTCGAGATGTCGGCGATGCGGGCCTCGATTTCCGGCCGTTTCTGCATGACCCGCTCGAAGCCGATCTTCACCCAGCCGATGCCGGTGGTGCAGGCACGCCTGACCACCATCTTCATCATCGCCTTGAAGTCTTGCGGCTGCTGCGCGATGTCGTGCTCGAAAAGGAGCTGAAGGGTCTTGGCGATCTTGTCGAGCTGCTGCTCCTCGGTTCTGACGCGCCCCGCATCCTGGATGATCGGCAAGGCGGCTTGCTGCATCTGGGCGATGCCCGATTGCATCTGCATCGCCTGGCCGGGATCGCCCATGCCTTGCGCCGCAGCCGTTTGGGCCGCTTGCGCCTGGCCCATCATCGCCGAGCCTGCGGACTGGATCGCGACGAGAGTGCTCTGATCCCCGTCCCAGAGGGTGTTCAGAATTCTCTCGCGGCGCTTGGCCACGAATTTAGGGTTTTTTGCGTAAAAGAAGGCGACCCGCTGCGAGATCACCCGCAGGCACAGATTCGCAACATAGCGGTTGTCCCGCTCGTTCTGGGTCCACTGATAGCCATGCGCGAAGTCCTGGTCGTCGCGCATCCGCTCGAAAATCGGCGCCCAGTATTTGCAGGCGCGCTTGAGCTTCTCGTTCCACTTCTTGACGAGCTTCTCCCGCGCGTCGTGCGGATCGGGCTTGTCCCGGTCGATGATGTCCTGCTTGGCGGCTTCTTCCAGCACGCTCTCGGGGATCGAGGGCTCGACCCCTAACAGCTGCTCCAGCATGGACTGCATCTGCGAGGTCGGCGGGCCGTTCTGGTCCTGCAAGAGCATGTCACCACCCGCCTGTGGTCAAAGAGGTCTTTTTCTCTTTCTTCTCGCGCTTGCTGTCCTCGATGACCCAGCCCAGCGTGCCCTGCTTCGGAGCCTCGGCTGGAGGCGTGAGGCGCTTCGGCTTGCGGGTATGATAGAGGCCCAGGCCGATCAGCGCCAGCGTGTCCACGAAGTCGTCGTGAACCCCTGAAGGGAACTTGATCATCTGGTCGTGCGCCTCGGCCCACCACGCGGCAAAGACCGGGAACAGCACGCCTTGCTGGGATATGCGCCCCGAGATGCTCTGGGCTCTTTGCTCCTTGTCGGTCGCAGGCACCAACTCGTAGAGCGAGCAGAACACCCGCTTTTCGAGCATCCGCTTCCTCAGGAACGGCCCGATTGACTGGGAAATGTGGTGCTTCTCCGAGAACCAGAAGACGGGATGATATTTCTCCATCATCAGAATCATCACCTCGATGACGGTCGCTGTATCGGCTTGCCGCCAGAAGAGATCGGGCATAATCCAAATCTGGTCGTGCTCGTCCACGCCGACCGCCATAAGGCACGTCTTGTCGCGGCCCTGCTTCAGGGAGACGGCATGATCAGAGGCACAATAGAACCGCATCCGCTCCTTATCGGGCATCGACTTCAGGTGCTTGTAAGGGCGGAAATGCTTCGACTGAAAGAATGCGCCTTCTTCCGGCGTAGGCCGTCCCTGATAGAGCGCCTGGAAGCCCCTGACATCGGTCTGGCGGATCGTGGAGAGATAGTCACGGTCGAATCTCTCCGGCCAGAGCGGCTCGTTCACCATGCGCCCGAGAACGTCACCCTTGAGGGCGAGCGCTGGCATCTCGATGACGCGCCACTTCTCGGCTTCAGCCTCGACATAGGAGGGGTTGAGCGGGTCGGTGAGGCGCCCGATGAGGTCGTCCTCGTGCCAGCGTGTCTGAATGATCACTATGGCACCATTCTTGGTCATCAGGCGTGTCTGGAGCACCTGGGTATACCAGGCCCAGAGCTGCTCGCGGATGGTGGGGCTGTCGGCTTCCCTGCGGTCCTTCAGCGGGTCGTCCAGG